TGCCACGCATCTTGTCCTTGGCGCTGTTGGCATAGTTGACGTTGTACGGCGGGTCGGTGACCGTCATGTCCACGTCATTGCCTTGCAGTAGCACCTCATAACTCTTGGCATCGGTGGCATCGCCACACAGCACACGGTGGCCACCAAGCAGCCAAACGTCGCCAGGGCGCGAGATAACTGCATCTTGCGACTCGGGTACCTCATCGTCACCGGTTTGGCCTGTGTCGCCTTCCTCACCCTCGAACAGGTCGGCCAGCGCGTCTGCATCGAATCCGGTCAGCGACAAATCGAAATCGTCATCGCGCAATGCATCGAGCTCCACCCGCAGCATCGCATCGTCCCAGCCTGCGTTTTCAGCAATGCGGTTGTCCGCAATGATCAACGCACGGCGCTGGGTGGGTGTCAGATGGTCAAGCACCACCACCGGTACGACTTCCAGACCGAGCTTTTGCGCCGCCGTCAATCTGCCGTGGCCCGCCACGATGATGCCGTCACTGCCAGCCAAAATGGGGTTGGTAAAGCCAAACTCCACGATGGACGCAGCGATTTGAGCAACCTGTTCTTCAGAATGGGTACGGGCATTTCTGGCATAGGGCAGCAGCTTGCCGGTTGGCCACTGTTCGATTTTGTTGGCCAGCCAGGATGCGGTCATGGATTTACCTCTGCGGATTCAATTGTTGGGGTTGCTGGCACGAGTCGCTCTGAGGCGACCGCCTTGAAGGTCTGGCCGGTCGCTGCGAGCGACACCGGCACATCGGGAAAGTTTTGCTGGAAGCGAATGACGGCCACGTCCACGTACTGCGGCGCGATCTCCACCAGTCGGGCCTGGCGACCACTGCGCTGCGCGGCCAGCATGGTTGTGCCGCTGCCGCAAAAGGGTTCGAACACAATGTCACCGGCGTCCGAATACGCTTCCAGCACGAACTGGGGCAGTGCCACCGGAAACACGGCCGGGTGATCGATGTCCTGCCCGATCTTGCCCTTGTGGCGCATGATGCGAATGACCGAGTCGGCGATCTTGGTGTCTTGGGTGAGCGTGCCGACGTGGTTCCACGAGGTTTTGCTGCCATCTTTGTTGCGCATGCCACCGGCGCTGGTGCCGTCACCACGCAGATGTGTGTCGCGCCCAGCGTAGATGCAGGGCACGTTTTTGTTCGGCCTGCGCACCTCGGAGTCCTTGCGATTGAAGTGAAACACGAATTCAAACGCTGGCGCGAAGCGACCACTCCAGTCACCCGGTAGGCCCGGGCCCTGGTCCCAAACGTACCAGCCAAAACGCCGCCACCCTTGCTGGCGCATCCAGGACAGCCAACCATCCCAGTACGGTAGGACTTCCTGCTCGCGGTGAATCAGCCCCAGGTTGACCAGCACTTGACCGGTGGCAGCCATCGGTAGGTTGGCAAAGACCGACCGCATCAAACCGTCCCAATCAACAATCGTGTCGGTGTAGTCGCGCTGGGTACCGTAGGGCGGCGATGTAAAACACAGCGCAGCCTTTTCAGATTGCATCAGGGCGGCGACCACCGCTGAGTCACCGGCATCGCCACAGATCAGACGGTGCGCACCAAGCAGCCAGACATCACCGGTTCGGGATACCGGGTTGACCGGTGCGTCTGGTACCTCGTCACCAGCGTCTGGTGCATCGTCGGAATCATCATCGCCAGTCTGATCGTCACCGGTCTCACCATCAATGTGCTCTGCCATCATGGCTTCGATCTCTGCATCTTCAAATCCGGTGAGCGCCAGGTCGTAACCGGACTCACACAGTTCGGTGAGTTCGAGCGCCAGCATCTCTTCGTCCCACCCGGCATCGAGTGACAGGCGGTTGTCGGCAATGACGTAGGCGCGCTTCTGGGTGGGCGACAGATGCCCCAGTTCAATGACCGGAACTTCCGTCAGCCCCAACTTACGCGCAGCCGCCAAGCGACCGTGCCCGGCGATCACACCGCTGACGCCGTCGACCAGCACCGGATTTGTCCAGCCAAACTCAGCGATGCTGGCGGCGATCTTGGCCACCTGTTCTTCGCTGTGGGTGCGAGGGTTGCGGGCAAACGGGATCAGCACGTCAACCTTGCGGTACTCGACGTTGAGGGGATTCACGGGTTTGATGCTTCCAAAAAAATGCGGCCCGCACAGGTCTAAAAAACCAGTGACGGGCCGCGAGGTCGCTTTGAGCAAAGCGCAGGAGTTGAACGAGAGAACCCGCCGTCAGAAAACTCCGAGGGCGGGTTCAGGAAAAGTCAGGATACGAAAACTTGCTTGTCAGGTCGGCAAAGGGTGTGAATTGAATTCCCCCCCTTTGGTGCCAGGGTGCAAACCTGCTGCTGGTGCAAACCCCCGCAAACTCTGGTTTGCAGTCTGTCGGTGGGCGAGTCTTGCGCTGTTGCCCCCCGCATAGGATTTTCAGAAAGAAGGACCCCTTTTACCTGGGGCTCAGTGGCTAATTTCCAACTGATCACCAGCGGTTTTCTCCATCCATAGCCGTAAATATACCGAAAAACAGGCTGGATGTTTCACACCAATTTGCAGGCAAAAAGGACAAACTCCAAATCAAAGGACAGAGTGCCAAAGCATTACCCTACGTGACCCAATAGCTCGGATGATTTGGCAAGCTTTTGGGACTTGCCAGGTCACTTTTTGAGGCTGTCATTGAGCTTTTTCGCCATCAACTCCATGGCCTGATTCCAATGCCGCCACGCAGTCGAGCGTCCGATTGCAAAGCGCGTGCAGATCTCACGCCAGCCGTACCGCTTGGCACGCATCCAGACCAGATGACGCTGCTCGACCTCAAGCCACTGCACCCAGAGCATGACCTCAAGCATGTCCTCCACGTCATTCGGTGATGGAGGGAAGCGACAGACCACGCGCTCATCGGTTGCCAGCATCTCCCACTGGCGACGCACGATGGTAGGCCACGCGTTGAAGTAGCCCTGCACATTGGCCGAGGGCAGTCGCCTTGCAGTGACTGCAGCGTCCTGGAAGCGGTTGGCGACGACATCCGGTGTCCATGGTGTGTTGCGCTCAGCCATGACGATCTCCTTGACCATACAAACGCTCGCCGATGCGTCGCACCAGTTCGCGCTCGAGGTAGTCCAGCCGCTTGTCCTCAGCGTTGACCACCAGGATTTTCTGATCACGCCAGCCGCGTTGCTTGACGCTGTCCAGGTCTGTGACGGTGGGCTGCAAACGCCCAAGGGGGCATTGGTAGTGGTGGGTTGGTACCTTCACGTCACACCTCCTGCGTGTCAAGTGCCCAGTGCAGGATCGCCAGGGCATCGGCTTCGTTGTCGTCAGTGACGGGGTGGCCAAGGGCGCGCATGGCAGCAATGACATCTGCCTTGCCCGCGTTGCCTTTGCCCGTGGCGTGCTTCTTGATCGTGCCCACTGGCGCGCCCTGGTACGGGATGCGGTGGTGCTCGCACCAAGTGGTGAGAGTGGCCATCAAGCCGCCATAGACGTGGGCAGCGTCCACCCCAACGTGGCGACGTACCTCCTCGAAGTACACAGCATTGATCTCGCCAGTCATGTTTTTGAGTTCTGCCAGCCAGTGCTTGAAGCGCAGGAAGCGCATGCCACCGCCCTCGAAGCGCTGAGATTTGAAGCTCACGAAACCGTGAGCGATCTGGTTATCTCGGGATTTGATAGCCCAGCCCGTGGTCGTACCGAGGTCAAGCGCCAGGGTGACAGTGTGAGAAATGGTGGTTTGTTGCATGGGGATTGAGTTCGGAAATGAATGTTTTGCTTGGACTGACGCAATCGACACATCTCAGGATTGACTTCTATAACCTGCGCGTCACGCGCCCGCGTAAGAAACTAACCATGGGGTATGTCGAATACGTCAGATTGGTGACTTGCCGACACAGACGACACTGAAACGAATGTCAAAAACACTGCTTGCTGACTCAGGTTTTGATCGATCTTTTGCAGCGTCATTTGCGTCAGTTGTCCGCGTACGGCGTGTAGTTCGGACGTGACTGCTCCGCTAAACCAACGCCCTGGTACCCACGAACACCCGCAGAGTTGCGCCATTTCTCCAGGCCGCGAGTGAGCAGCAGATCAGAGAATCGCCTTTGCGAGCCCACGAATTCACCTGCTGCATCGGCCCACTGCTTCCAGTCGGAGAACAACTCGGAGGTCAGTGATCGCGCGGTTTTGACCCGCACGCAACGCTCTTCCAGCCATCGCCCCAGGGCATCCTCTGACTCGAAATACTCCTTGGTCGCACTGACGACACTCTCAGGCGCAACCAGCCCCTCGCGTTGCCAGGCCAGACAACCCTGCACGCCCCACTCAAAGATGGCGTTGCGTTCGACCAGCAGCTTGGCCTGCAGCTGCTTGTCACGTTTTTCAG